CCAGATAGCACAGCAGATCCTACGATTGAAAGTTTGCATACTAAAGTTTTAACTGATCCAACACTTGGAGGTCTATCAATTGATATCAGACCATCAACAACATCGTTTGAAATTCTAGAAGCAGATGAGGCGGCAGGGGTTATCTCTTGCGAATTTGATATTGAGTACCGAACTTTATATAACAGTTTAACTACATAGCTATGATGTATTGTGAAGCCTATCAACCCTGATTGTTTATTATGAGTAATGAAATCCCAAACGAGGGTGGAACTTACATTCTTAACCCTAAAACTGGCAAGCGAAAGCTAGTTCAACAAACAAAACAAGCAGAACTCCCTAAAGAGGTAATTACAGATGGCACAACTGACAAGGAAGAGAGTAATTCTAATTGAAGCGGAAAGCTCATACGGAACTGATCCTACTCCTTCGGCTACAGACGTAGTTTTAGTAACTGATCTAAGTATCACACCACAATCTAGTGATGTTGTTAATAGAGATGTCGTAAGACCATTTCTTGGATCATCACAACAGCTTTTAGCTAACACTAAAGTTGAGTGTACATTCAGCGTTGAATTTTGTGGCTCTGGGGCAGCCGGGACTGCGCCTAGATATGGAAGTGCGCTTAAAGCGTGTGGGTTTTCAGAGACAGTTGCTTCGGGTACTAGCGTTACCTACGAACCTATTTCAGCAAGTTTTTCATCTGTTACTATTCACTACAACGTAGATGGTGTAAGACATATCGTAACTGGTTGTCGAGGAACTTTCTCACTCAATACAGCCGTTGGAGAAATTCCTTCTATAGATTTCACTTTTACAGGAATCTATAATGCTCCTACTGATACTGCTCTACCTTCTGTTACTTATGGTAATCAGGCGACACCTTTGATCTTTAAGAATGGCAATACAACCAGTTTTCAATTATTGTCTTATGCTGGTGCATTAATGAATCTAACAATGGATGTAGGAAACACTATTGTTTATAGAGAACTTGTTGGTGGTACTAAAGAGGTCTTATTGACTGATAGAGCAGCTAATGGTTCTGTAACAATAGAAGCACCAACGATTGCACAAAAAGATTATTTCGCTGCTGCTCTAACAGATACATCATTAGGCAACTTAACAGTTACTCATGGAACTGCTGCTGGTAATATTTGTAGATTTAGTAGCACTAAGGTTGATATTGGTGATATTGCTTACGGAGAAGCTGATGGTGTGGCAATGTTAGAGATTCCATACACACTTGTACCAAGCTCGGCTAACGATGAAATGAGCCTGGTCTTTACTTAGTAAGTATTGACTACTAAGCTAGAGTAGAGAAGTATATAACTTAATTTATGGCATTTGTTAGAAAGAAGACTAAGGTTTATCCTTGGATGGTGGAAATTAAAAGGCCATCAGAAACTAATGTGGGTCAATTTGAAACATCAAGTTTTACTGGAAAATTTACAAGATTATCAAGATCTGAATTAAATAATTTTGATGAGCAAAGTGAGTATGAAGCATTAAACAAAATTTTAGTTGGTTGGGATGATGTAACAGAAGAAGACGGAACTCCTATTATATTTAGTAAAGCTGTTCTTAAAGAGTTTGCTGAAGATACTGATTTTGTTGCAGGAGTGCTTGATGCTTTCAGATCTTTTTATGCTAATGCCTCGGTGGGAAACTAACTGATGCTGCTTTGTATTGGGCTTCGGGTGGCAAACAAGTTATTGATGAAACACAAAAAGATGCTGCTGCATTTGGTGTTCAGATAGAGAAGCAACCAGAAGAAAAAACAGATTTTGAAGTGTTTGATGATAATTGGGAAATTGTTAATATGTTTCTTCGTTGTCAAACACAATGGAACACATCTTTTGGAGGTATAGTAGGATTAAAATATGAGGTATTATTACTTGATGGAGGACTGTTTGACCTCTATCATGTAGATAACCGCCAAGAAATGCTAGAGGGTTTGCAACTTATGGAATCTGTAGCCATGAAAGAAATAAATAGGGAGAAAAAATAGTGGCTGCTGTTGATAAGGTAACGCTTAAATTACAACTAGAAGGCTTTGCTGGAATCAAAGGTATTGGAGATGATTTCAAAAAATTTACTTCTACTGTAAAGCTTACAAAAAATCAACTTGATAAATTCATAACTGGAATAACAAAAGTACATGGAAATACTAAATTAAGTAAAACAGCATTTGAGGGTCAGATAAGTGCATTAACAAGATTAAAAAACCAAGTTGGTATTGGTACTGTTGCTTATAAAAGACTTGGGATTGAGTTAGATAAAGTACGAAATAAAATGAACGCTGCAACCGCAGCAGCAGTCCCTCAAGGCGGAATGATGCAAAGGTTAAACGCAAGGTTTAATAAGATTCCAGTAGGAGGAAGAGCAGCACTTGGAGCATTAGCAGGAACGGCTACAGCAGGATTGGGTACTACAGGTCAACTTGCATTTGCTGGAGGTGCTGTAGGAGGCGCACCTGGAGCATTAATTGGAGCAGGGATAGGAGCTACAGTTGATACTGTAAAAGCTGCTGCTGCATCTGCAAAATACGCTGCTCAAATTGGTCGTTTAGAAATTGCATTAAAAGGTGTTACTAAAACAGCAGGCGAGTTTGCTAAAGCACAAGGAATTATTGCAAGTGTTTCTAATGAATTAAATGTTCCTATTGGTGCATCAACTAAACAGTTCACTACATTATCTGCATCTGTTATTGGTGCAGGGGGTAATGTTGATGATGCTGAAAAAGTATTTAGAGGTGTATCAGAGGCTATTAAAGCAACTGGTGGAGATGCAGAAGATGTACAATCTGCAATTCGAGCAATGTCTCAGATCTTTGGTAAAGGTAAGGTATCTGCTGAGGAATTACAAGGACAGTTAGGAGAAAGATTACCGGGTGCGGTTGTTAAATTCGCACAAGCTACTGGCAGAACATTACCAGAGTTACAGAAGGATTTAAGAGATGGAACTGTTGGTCTTAATGATGTTATGAAGTTTGTAACTAAATTAAGTACTGACCATGCTACTGCTGCAAAATTAATGGCAGATAGCGGAATGGATGCAGGGCAAAGATTAACTGTTGCAATGCAAAGATTACAGTTACATCTTGGAAGAATTATGCAACCAATAGGAGCTTTCTTCCAAAAAACAATGGCGATAATAATAAATTCAATAAATGGAGCAATAGAAGCACTTGGAAGGTTCTTTAATATTGGTACTCAAAATCAAAGAAAAAATTTAGCAGCAGAAGTTACAAGTGCTAGTCAAGCATACACTTTGGCTATAAGAGAAGGTTTAGATAAAAGTACAGATCAAAGAGATAGAGCAAGATTTAATAGAATTAAAAATAGAAGAGATGTAGCTTTCGCAAATCAAAAAGCATTTTTCGATGAGAATCCATCAGCAGCTACAGCTTCAAAATTTGACGATCCTGTAAGTGACGATCAAAAACTTGTTAATCTTGCAAAAATAAAACAAGAACTTGGTCTTATAGGAGAACAAGAAGTTAAAAATTTAGAAATTAATGTAAGAGCTAAAGAAATATATAAAGAAATAGGAGGAGAAGCTAATGAATTTGGATTGACAGTAGAATCTATTACAGAAAAACTTAAAAACAATACAAAAGAAACATTTAATTTAAAAGAAGAATTTAAAAAACTTGTAAAGGAAACTACTGATATGAAAACAAAAGTAGGAGAACTTGCATTAGATGTGACGAATAGATTAGGAGATGCTTTTGCAGATTTCTTTGTTACAGGGAAAAACGGATTTAGAGAACTTGCACTATCAGCAGTACAAGAATTAAATAAAATTATAGTTAAAGCAGCATTTATGAAATTTATTGCAAATCCGATAACAGATGCTTTAGGTCTTACAAGTGCTAATGGAAATGTAATAAGTGGTGGAGAAGTTGTTCCAAGTGCTATGGGTAATGTATTTGCTAAAAACAAAATTGTTCCATACGCATACGGAGGTATTGTTAATAAACCAACGCTATTTCCTATGGCAAACGGAATGGGACTTATGGGCGAAGCTGGGGCGGAAGCCATCATGCCTCTGAAACGTGGTGCTAATGGAAAACTTGGAGTACAAGCTTCTGGAGGAGTTGGTAATATAGTTGTAAATGTAGACGCTTCTGGATCTTCTGTTGAAGGTAATTCACAACAATCAGCAGAACTTGGAAGGATGTTAGGTGCTGTTGTACAAGCAGAACTTATTAAACAAAAACGACCAGGAGGATTATTAGGTTAATGGCTGAAACATTTCCAACGATTGAACCTGTCTATGGTGTAAATAAAACTATAGAACCTTTTGTTACTAGAACAAGATTTCAAGATGGTTACGAGCAAGTAATAAAGTTTGGTTTAAATATAAATCCTAAAGAATATAATTTAAAATTTGAAAATATTACGGAAGCACAAAGTGACACTATAGAAACCTTCCTTAATGCCCGAATCTCAGACGGAGACTATTTTAATTGGCAAGCACCTGACGAGGCATCTACTTCTAAATATCGTGCATTGAATAGACGTAAATCTATTGATTATCCTGGTCTTGCAACAATTACAGTTACGTTTACAGAAGTATTTGAACCCTAATGGCAATAC